CCTACTACATGGGCTACGTATAGTTTGATTCCTGATATTGTTTTTCATAGAAAAGAACGCATTTTTTACTACAATAGCGCGGTAGATGAATTTGCTCCTTTAGCCGCAACGCTTATAGGTAGTGTAGCAACGATAAACGATTTACCAACAACAACTAACGCTGACCGTAACAATATAGGTCGTATTTATTATGTAGAAGATGTACAGTATTATTACGCCTTATTACCACGCGGCACTGTGCCATCGGGACAAGTTCATTTTGCATGGTTCCACATGGCTCCACCGCCCGCCGAATCTATCCTACCATTATCAAAAATACAAATAAAGCCTACATGGTCGCCGCTTGATGACTTGGTAATGGGGAATCCATTTAACACTACAGCAAACGCAGCATTCATTATCGCCAAAACCGATTTTGATTTTATTGATATAACCGACCCCAAACGCACACCAAACAATAAATGCTTTTTGTGCTATTACCATGGCGTACAGCCAGATAGCACAAACGCATATACTTACGCGCACGCAGGCGCACGCCGTGAGCGGTACGATGCAACAGGAAATATCGTGCGCGATGCAACAGACTCGTACAAATATTCGCTACTAAGTAGCGAAGGGTTATACGCAGAGTTTCACGAGGCTTGGGAACTTTGCAAAAGCGAAAACAAGCCCGTGCGCGTGTCGTTTCGTTTGCCTTTAGCAAGGCTGATAAACTTGAAACTGTACGAACCAATCCGCTACAGGAACCGTGACTACATTATACTCAATGAAAAATTTGAGGTAAGCCCACGCGGTATGAGCCAACAACAACTAACGCTTTTACCTATCTAATGAATATCACACCCGAACAACAACAAGCGTTTATCGCCAGCGTATTAGATGATTATGCAGACGAGTTAGAATCCAGACTATTAGATAGTTTGGATAGAAAAAACGTAGGCGATACGGGCGCACTACGCGCATCTATACATACGGCAGTAATAGCCGACGCGCCCGATGGCGTGATGCGCGTACAGTTGAGTATGAACGATAGCGGGCGTTTGGCTGAGCGCGGCTACTTCGCCGCGCGGCGCGCAAACAAACAAGCATGGACAGGCGGCGGCAAAAAACCGAAACTTACGGCAAAAGATACACGCTTTTATGCACAAACCGTATTTTCTACCATACCGCCACTAATTGATGAACTGATGTATGGCTATGGCGCGTGGGCGCAAGCCGTTGTAAAACAGAATTTGCTAAAAGATTCATAAAATAAAGGCAACTGTACGGTGTTCAGCGTACAGTTGCCTATTATTTTACACAACATTTTGTATCAAAAACCTAACACAATTATTTTTTTTAAAAATACCTTTTTCATATTTTATTAAAAATACATCTGAAGGTAATGTACAAAATTTACTATTTGTATTTATGTTTTCAGAATTTTTAAAAAAAGTTGAAGTTTTATAATTTTTAACTAATTCTTTTAAATCAGTTCTTCTTTTATCTGAACCTTCAAATCCTTTTTGATATTTATTTTGTAATCCGTTATATTCTTTAACAATTTCTAATTGAGCTTTTGTTAAATAAACTGATTTTTCATATTTATCAATTCCTGGGGCAGCATTTGATGCAATATTATTATAAAGAATATCAAATTCTAAATTAAACTCATTCGTTGTCATTTATTACTTTGTATTTGTAACTCTTGCTTGAATTAAATCTCGAACTTCTTGATTTTTTGGATCAATTAAATAGTTAACAGCATTTGGTAATGAAGCGATTTCTCCTTGTTTTGCTAATGTTAATCCATCAACAGTTTCATATTTACCATTTTTCTTTAAAACAATACCTGCATTTTCTGCAAGAGCAATTAATGTTTTTGTTTCAAAATTAGGATCTTCTACTAAATTTAAAAAATCTTTTGTTCGAGTATCAACTAAAGTTTCAACTTCTGTATTTATAAATTTCATAGTTGAATTATCTGATATTTTTTTACCAGTCATCAAATATATAATAGATATCAATACATCTTTATTATCTTCAATTTTCCAATACTCTTTCCAAGCAGTTTTTGTTAAATCTAATTTTTTAGATCTATCTTTAAGTTCTTCACCTGTTCTTGTGATATAGAACTGATAAGTTCCTTTGTTTGTTTTTTTAAAATCATCTAGTGATGGAGCAATTACATCAGTCCATGCTAGTAAAATTTTATATTTTAAATAATCTTCAGGAACTGAAAGATCTAAAATATTATCTATTTTTTCAAGACTAACATATTGGTTTTTCCAAAAGTCACTATAAATAGATAAGTTTACACCATTAAAATGTCCTTTTTCAAAAAATTCTTTTTCTTCATTAGTAAGAACATTCTTTAATCCTCCATTTCTTAATAAAGGTACACAAAACTTACGTGTTGCACCTTCAATCATTCCTCCTGAAATTACATGAGAATCTGCTACATCTGCCGCAAGTCCTCTATTTCTTTTTATAAATTTAACAGTTACTTTTTCCTGTGGTAACTCAAACACTTTTCCCTCAACTCCTTTTACTTCTCCCATTTTTTATTTTTTTTATTTTAAATATCATCCCAGACTGTTACATCTGGGATGTATTAATTTTTATTAGAACTGATAGATTATACTTGGAATAAGTGATGCCGTTCTAGAAGGATCTTTTACCATCGCTCCTTGCATTGCATACGCTGTGATAGTTGCACTATCTTCCATTCTACCCATATTACCAGAACCTCTTTCACCAGTGAAAGGATTTCTAAAACCAGCTTGATATCCACGAATTTCTTCATTATCTCTAACCATTACTTTTTGGATATTTGGCTCTTCAGTTGAACCAATATAAAGAATATCATATCTGTAAGATTCAGCAACACCTCCATCTGGATGTGGAACTTTATTTCTTACTTTATCATCGTACATTGGATCTACTTCAACCATTACTTTAATGGAGTTAGCAAATTCATACTCTGTAAATTGATATCCTGCTTTAAAAGCATTTGAATGTAATTGTGAACTTGTTTTTTGAATAACAGCTGGATTGTTTTGAGACAATTCTTTCCAAGCTTGTCCTTCTCTGTTTATAGCTTGAGAAAATTGTTTAGCTCCTCTTTCACCTGTTCTAAGTACAAATACTCTTTCGTTGAAATTTAATTTACCTTCAGACAACTCATGTAACATGTCTTCAAGAATTCTCAATGAGAATACATTATATGTAACAATGTTTGAAACTTCCATTTGTTCACGAATACCTGAACCTGATTCAATTTTAAATCCTGATTTACCAGTATTTAAGAAAACACCATCTTCACTTCTATTAGACTTACCAAACATAATGTTGTAAGCTTTCAATCTTGAAAGATGTTGTTCAAATCTCCAGTAAATTTCTTGCATCCAAGTATTAGAAGTACGAAGTTTACCTCCATTATCTAATGACTCAATTTTAGCATAAAATACATCAGTTGCATTTAATTTGCAATTAATCATATTTCCAGGTACAGTTGTTTCAACACGAAGTTGAGACATTGTATTTTTCAATGTATACGGAGAGCTGAAATTAATATCAGCACCTTTAATAGACATTGTTCTTTCAACAGGAGCACCCTCAATAGAGAATCTTTCACCTGTCAATAATTCTGTACCAGGTACACCTTGATATGTTTCAGGTCCACCCCAAACTTCAGCAGTATAAACATAAGGTCCATTAGGTCCTTCAGGTTTAGGATCTGCTAAAATACGATATTGATAAATATCAGGTTTTGAACCTGCAATTACGTGAACATCTGTAAAATACTTTTCAGCAAATACTAATTCAATTTCTGCACGATTTGCACCAACATTTACAGTACCATTATTTACTACAGCACCTTGATATCTTGCTTCAACTAATGGAATATTTCTTTCATGAGATCCAACCATTTTCCAGATGAAATCTCCTTCATCTTCAAGATATTTAACAGGAAACATATTCAACACTGTATCTAGATTTTTCATACCAGCTTGTGCCAACAATATACCTGTAATCTGAGATGCAACCATTGGTCTAGTAGCATAAATTTGACCCAAGTGATTTCGTGTTGTTAATCCGCTCCAGTACTGACATTTAGTCATTACAAACTTACCTACACTCATAATTTAATTTTAGTTATTTATTATTTATTTTTTTTAAAATATTAGTTTATCGCCAATATCATAATCTGTTGCATTTGGATCATCAAGATGAGTTGCTTCTCCACCAGTTAATACATGTTGATTATTTTTAAGAGCTCTTTCTAATTCATTTATTGTTTTAGCTTTTTCTTGTTTACCAAAAATACTAAAATCTGTAAAGCCTTTTGTCATAGCATATACAGTGTATAATTTTTGAGAAAAATTTTTATTTTCTCTTTGATCTTTCATTAAAGCATTTTCATCTTCTCCTGTTATAGGGTTTTTTCCTATTGGAGTAAACATTGTCTCTAATATTTTTTTACGAACAACTTCGTTAACTTTAACACCTTTAATAGGTTCTTCAGTTTTTAAAATTAAAGCTTCAAGATTTTCTCTTTCTTTTTGTTTAGCTTCTTCGTTTTTAATCTTAACTGTTTTTTCGTATTCTTTTTGTTGTTCAAATCTTTCTTTTACATTTAGTTTAAGATCTTCTAATGATTCTTTTGAATCTTGTAAATCTTCACCAACTTCAAAACTTCGATTTGTAAGCTTTACAGCTTTTTCTTCAGAATAACCTTTATTAATAAAACCTTGATGTATGATTTGTCGTCTTAATAATTCATCATTTTCAATAGCGTTATCAGTAATATTATTTAATTCTGATTCTATTTCTTTTTGTTGTTTAAATGTATCAACACTTACACCTTCTCTAAAAGCTTCTAAAGCTTCTTTTTGAATATCTGTAAGATCTTTGAATTCATTTATTTTCATTTGTTCAACAACTAAAGCTTCTAAGTCTTCAGGTGTTTTAACACTTTCAATTTTTGAAGAGTCTACAGAGGCAAGAATACCTTTGTCATATAAATGCGACGCTAAGGATTTATATAAGGGAGGGGAAGAAGTAGTATCATCATTTTGACTTTGGTCATCTTCTTCCTCTGTATCCTCGACTACTTCATCCTGATTTACATCCTCGTCGATCTCTTCTATATTTTCATCTGATTGTTCATCAGCTTCTTGATTTTGATCTTCTAGATTTTCATCTTCAAAGAATTCATCATCTAAGAATAAATTCATTCCATAATTTTCTTCCATGTTTTCCCTTTTATTTTACAAATGTAATACAAAAATCAAAAAAATATTAATTTTTTTTAAAATGCAATATAGCTATTATGCTGTTTTTTTCTTAATTTTTGACACTGCTATTTTCTTATCTTCCCTTTCCATTTTATCCTTATGCATAATCATGGAATCTTGTAATGCTTTTATTTTTAACATTACTTCATCTTTATGTTTTTTATAATCAAAATCATCAACTTCAGATGTTTCTTCAACTTCTTCAGGTGCATTTTCTAACTGAAGCATTACTTTTTGAATTTCAGTTTCAGCTTTTTTATCAATCTCATATTTCTTAAGATCTCTATCAAGTTGTTTTTGTTCAGCTTCAATTTGTACAGCTTGTTGAGCTTGTTTGATTTTATTTTCTTCAGCTTGAGCATTTCGTTCATTCATTTCATCTTCTGCATTTTCTATTTTTCTTCTAATATCTGCTATAGATTGAGAATTTAAAACATCAATAGCAACAGAATATGATCCTCCATTTTGCATAAATGCTTGAGCTAATACTTCAAGAGTTTCTTTAACTTTTTTAACTTTAGATCCTGTACTAACTACAATTCCATAATCAGCTTCATTTATTTCAGCTCCATCAATATCTATAATTACTATAGACATATCATCTGTAATAGCTTGTAATTTCTTTTTATTATCTTTTAAAGCTATTTTAGCTGTTTCTAAAAATACACTAAGACATCTCTTTTTAACATCTTCATGTTTCATATACCACCATTCAGTGATATGCGATGATTGTGTTACAGCTCTTTCAGTTCCCCCTACAGTTTCTCTATTAGAAATATTACCTTCCCTTTGTCTAGATACACCTGCAATTTCACCCATCTCAGCTTTAATAAATTCAAGCAAATTAGTGTGTTGTTGAATATAATTACCTGTTTCAAGATCTAACGATCTAATGTTAGTACCATTCATTTGTCCTGCAAGTTTACCTTGAGAAGAACCCATGTTACCTTCTTTAAAACCATCAATAACGCCGATACCTAATTTAGTAGCTTGAGCAATCCATTTTTCAGGTTCCCATCCAGCAGGTATTAAAGACATGTCAAGTAATAAAATCTTACCAAGATTTTTAGCAATAGCTTTATTAAGTCTATCCCATATTACATCATACAAATATTGATAGTTTTTCATTTTATCAACAAGAGAAACAGCTCTACCTTGAGAAGTATTATAAATTTCTCCTACAATTCCAGGATGACAAATAGAAGGATTACTAAGTCTATTATATTGAACAGGTTTAGGTCGCATTCTAATATAGATGTCTTTACCTATTTTAGTACCTTCCCACCATTCATTAACCCAATAAGAAGTAACTTCTTCTCCTAAATCAGGATTTGGAATATATTCTTCAGATACAAATTTAAAATCAGGTTCTCCTGTTAATTCATCATAGAATTTAAGCTTGTATATTTGTTTTTGTGAACGCCAGTAAATTCTTAATACTCTAAGATTTCCAGCATAATCTATATATTGATTATTAAATTGATGACCATTTATTTCAGCAATATTTAAATAACCATTTAAAATACTTTCTTGAGTGTCTCTTAATAATAAATGATTTTCATCATCTGTTACATATGTTCCTTTACCTCCAGAACCACTTGTATTATAATCTGTTATTAAATCTATTTCTGAAGCTTTTAATTCATCATAATAATAATCAATTATTTTACCTGGTGCCCAATGATCTTCTATTACAATTAAATCAGAATCTTCTATTTTAGAAGAATTACCTGATCTAACAGAATGTACTTTTAAATTATTTAATTTTTCAAAAGTAGGTTCGTTAGATACAATATCACATTGGTATATTTCTTCAGCATTTATAAATGCATCTTTAATACCTTCATTAAATTTAGAAGCAAAGTTTAATTCTTCATAATAATGGCGCATTAAATGATTAATCATTCTTTCACGAGAATCTTGAAAATTATATTTTAAATATTTAGCATATTTATCAAGTTCTTTTTTAGCTTCTTCTTCAGATAACCCTTGTTGTAATATTGAAATTAATTTTTCTTTAATTGCTTTTGATTTTTCCTCTTCTTTTTTGGAAATAGCATCTGGATTAGTAACTGTAAAAAACCAATCAAAAGGTCTATTAATTTCTTCACCTACAAGAACGTCTATTTTAGGTACCATTATTGGATGATGAGGAATTTCTCTAGTTATAAATTCAGCATCTATTCCTTGAGGATTTAGTGTATTTGCAATATCTTCAGGTGAAACAACTCCATTATATAAATTAAGATTTATAATTCTATTTCTTAAAGTTTGTCTTACTCTTTCATTATTATAAAATGAATATTTACTTGCATGATTCACATTATCTTTTCTCCACTGTTTGTTTTTTGCAGAATATGGTAACTTCTGACGAGGCATTTTAGATACTATTGAACTCATTGTTTAATTTTTAATAATCTGTAAATATAATAAATTAAATATAAATATATTGATTTATTTACTAATTTAAAATAGCTAATCATTGAATATACTTTTATATTTTTCATCGTTTGTTTTTGGTTTTCCATAGACAGAATCAAAGAATTTACTGTTTGTCCAAGCACTTACACTTTTAGAAGTTGTTGTAATTTCTTTTAAATTCTCTTTTTGTCTAAGTCTATCTTCTCTAAGAATAAATAACATATTAGCAGCAGAAACCCTATCAAAGTTACCATCAGGATTCCATGTAATACATTCTTCAATATACCCTAAAGATCTAATTGTATGTAAATTTAATTTAGTGTTATCACTATTTTCTTGAGAATAAGCTTCACTTAACATCCATGTTACTTGTAATTGTCTTCCCCATGAATTTATAGGTTTTGTAGATCTTGTTCCTTTAGGATTAGACATTGATGGTTTTAACATATCCATATCTTTTAATATTTCAGGAGTGTCTGCTAAATAATGTAGTGCATTTTTATTTTTAAAATAAGAATGTAGTCCTTTTAAATTGTTTTCATAATTTGCTTGTGCATTGTAAAACACACATAGTTTCAAAGCAATCTCATAACACTGTTCTGCTTTAGGGTATCTTCCAGTATATTCAGCTACAATTCTATCTGTCAATAAATCCATTACTTGTATTGAAAATAATGAATCGCCTTCATCAGCATCAATAGGGTCAATTCCAGCAATATATCTTCCTGATTGTATTTTACCATGTGAATCTTTTTTAGGAAGTTCAAATATTTCCACAGCTCCTTCTCTATTCTTACCTCTTTCAACTGAAGCTTGCCTAATAGGTTTTAAATCAGCATTTGGCTTCCATTTAACTCCCTCTACTGCATCATAAACTAATTCACCAACATAATGTTGTGCAATAAATCTTTGTTCTTCAGGTTTAATAGAATCAAAATAATCACTTAAATCTCCAACAGGAAATATTGTACCATCAACACGCATAATAGCTTCTTGTGGTGTAATAGGTTTTTCTGCTCTAGCTTGTGTTAATGCTGCAGGATCTGAAGTATTTCTAGCAATAAGATGTCTGTTTTCAATTATTTCAATTAAAGCTTTTATAACATCAGGTTCTCCTACTACTTCATCATAGCATCTATGTCTATTCATATAAGCACCCCAAAAGAAACCACATTTAACAGTGCTCTGTACATTTTTATCATATACATTTGGTACACCATAAATATTATATCCATCAGGACTATAAAATAATTTTTTAGATCCTTCAAATGAAGCACCTTCAGTACCTCCTGTTCCTCCAGCCATCATAAATCCAAATGATGAACTACCTGATTCTACTGCTTCTCTATTTACACCCCATGCTGTTTCTAAATCTGGAAATAAACCATCTTCCTCATATTGAATAAAAGGTCCACGAATACCCCTTGCTTTTTCAGGATTATCTTTTAATGATATTCCATTTACTTGAGAAAGTCTTCCTTTTCTTTGTCCATGTCCATCTTGATATCCCAATTGAATTTCCATAGATCTTGGAGAATTAATAAGTCTAATTCCTCCTAATGGTGTATGTGTAGCAATCCAGTCTAAATTAGAAATAACTTTACCAAATACACCTTTATCTCCAGTTAAGAAAGTTTTTTCAGATGCAAGGTGAAAATTAATATTTTGTTCTCCAGGATAAATATACATATTACAAGGAGATATTGTAGCTGCTTTAAAACTCCAACCACATCCCCTCATTTTAAGTAATTTACCATGCTGACCTTCTTTTCTAGCTTGATCTATATAATGAAAGAATAAGTAATCTCCAAGCCAAGGTTTAGGGAATTCTAATACTCTTTCAGATTGCTGTCTTTTCTTTTTTCTTTTACCTTCAACTTCAAGTTCTTCAACTAACCATATTGGACCATAGTTCCAATAAAAATATAAATATCCAGGAACCCATTCTCCATCAGAAGGTCTTACAAGTCCATCTTTCCATCTTCTTAACTCTTCTTTCCAAAATCTAGCATATTCTGATTTAGGATTAGGATTAGGTGGTAAATTAGTATATTTATTATTTTTTTTATAGAAAATAGCACGTTCTCTAAAAAAATCCATATCTTCTAAAATATGAGGCTTTGTAACATCGACAACAATTCGATCATCATCAAATTGTCTTAAATCATCATCTTCAGGTAATTCATTATGTCTAGGTCTATCTTTAGCAAATCCTCTAACTTTTTCAGGAGATATTAAATGTTTTATAAAAGGAATAGTTTCAATGTATTCAATCAGTTCTTCTTTAATTTTTTTAGGAAGATCTTCAGGTATTACAGATTGATATTTATTCATTTGTAACATGTTCACATCTTATTAATTTATTACAAGTTTCATACTCAAATGTAATTCGATATACAACATTTTCATTTACAAAATATTGCATTTTTAATGTTCCTGAAGGTTTTCTTCTTTCAGCTTCTAATGCTTCAATATTGTTTTCTTGAGCAGCTGTAATTAAATCATCCATTATTTTATTATAATCCATCTTCAAACATTGCTTTATTTTGAGAACCAATCTTACTAGATTGTTCTGCTTGTTCTTTTACTACTGAGTTTTCTAATTTTTGTAATGCTGCAACTATACCTGGCATTTGATTAAGACTTTTACCTACTTTTTCAATATCTGATATAGACAAATTATCTTGTTCAACAAGAGTTTTAGTCTTATTAGATATTGTATTTGCCATATATAATGAATTCTTTAATATAACAGAAGATACTGTTGTACTCATTTTGTCATAAAATTCAATAGCTTCTTGTAAATTTTTAGAAACTTTCCAATTTTTATCAAGTCCAACATCTTTTATAATTTCAGAAGATCTTTCTTTTTCATCAGTTAAATACATATAGTCTGATTTAACATCAATAAAAAACCATAAATATAATAATTCTTTTAATGCTAATTCTTTATCTTTTGATTTATCGGCATCTATGATTTTTTTAAAAGGAATTAAACCATATGCTTCTTCTGATAAAATTAAATTCCAATCTCTAAGTTCAAAAAGTTTCATTTAAATCCTATTTTATTTTGTTTATTTCTAATTCTATCAATCCAATGTTTATAGTTTCCAACAACTCTATATTGTTCACCATAAATATCTTTTAAAATAGTTACATTTTTGTAAAAAGCCCCATGACTTGTAATCATAGGGCTAATTTGACATATTGTTTCTTTTGGAATATCTGTAGGAATTATTGCATTTTCAACAACAACTCCTTCTTTATTTTCAAAATTAACATAATTTAATATTATCATTAATACATTTTTATTTTAGAAGAATCTGTTCTTACTGCTGGAGCACTCGAATCATTAAATACTTCTGGATATTTAAGTCCTTTAGACATAGCTTCTTTTCCTTCTTTTTCCATTGCTTCTTGATTTAATGTGTATTCATTTAAAGTCATAAATTCTTTTACACTATCTGGAAGAGCATTGTAATCAGGAATAATTCCTTCTATTTCTCTACTATTAATTTTAATGTAAACATCTTCAGAACCAGGTACACTGAAAAAAGGAATTACTATTTGTTCTGTAATCATTTCATGTCCACCTATTCCAGCT